CTGAGTTAGGTCGCGGCCCCCGAAGCGTCCAACGGAGCTTTACCCGGCGAGTGAGCGCCGAGGTGGCCGCGCGACCAGCCTACATCTCAGAAAGTAGCACCGGCAGCGCTAGGGCGCACGCCAGTAGTACGCACCATGCCGCCAACCTTACGCCGGTACAGGCGCCAGCGGCACCGTGTCGTCGAGGCCGTTGAAGTAGATCTTGAGCGGGTCGAGGCTAATCTTTCGCATCGTCGGGTCGGCGCTCTCGTTGTCGTCGCTTTCCGTCGTGTCGAACGTGCAGCCTACCGCGGTGTCAGTGATCGTGTCGCTGCCGTTCTCCGTGTACGTGCGCGTAAAGGTGAAGAAGACGTCACCGTACGCGGCATTGATTGCGGAGAGCTGATTCTGGAGCTCGTTGTATTCCTCGATCAGGATCTCGACCTCCGCCTCGTACTCGTTCGTTCCGCGCGTCTTGCCCAACGGGTCCGGGTGATTGCCGCGAGCCTTCACGCGCGTCCTGGTGCGCTTCATCTTGATTGACTTGAAGCCTCGAAAATTGAGACTCATCGCGGGGCCTCCGCCGGTCGACTTGGCGGTGAAGGTCGCCTCGATCGATGAGAACGACTTTCGGAAGCCGTCGATCAGGGGGTAACTGATGGGTGTGGTCGCCACGATCTATGCCTCCTACACGACCAGCGGGTTATTGAACCCGACAACCGCGTCAATCTCGTCAACGTATCCGCGTCCGAATACGGTCACCTTGATCGGAACCTTGCTGGTGGACGACACGTTGGCCGTGCGGTCCACGACGACTTGAGTCGCGGCGCTGACCATGCCCTGCGTGAGCATCGTCGCGTCGATACCCTTGCCGATCACCGTCTCGATATAGCGCGCGTCGTTCTCGAACAGGGTGCCGTTTGCGTTCACGCGCATGTCGTCGTCGATGAACTGGTCACCGAGCGTGTTGGTGAGTGAGGACGCGATGTCGATGACGACGCCCTTGGGAAGCCAGTTGAAATCGCTCCCCGGTGGCGACATCAGGTTGGGGTGCGAAACGAACAGTCCGGGGTTACCCTTGCGCGTGCGGAGAGCACCGAAGCGCGCCGTATCGAGCGGCCCCTGCGAGCCGTCGTCGTGGTAGAGGAAGCCGTCTAGCGGGTCGTTTGCCGCGTCGATCACGATCTGCGTAAGCGATCCGTCCTTCACGCGCGACGACATGCGTTGCGGCGGGATCGTGACCTGGCGCGCTGCCGCCGCCCATGCCGCGGAACGTCGGTAGCGTGGGGCCCCAGCACTTGCATTGGATCCGGTCGCGGTCGGGATATTGTAGTACCCGCCCCATGCGGAGATCCGCTTGGCGCTGACGGTTGAGTAGTCCGTCGAGAGCGACCCGTACCAGGTCGCGTCGGATTCGGCGCTGCCGCCGTACGCTGCCGGAGGCGATGCGTCGCGAGCGGCAAGGATGATGCGAACGAAGTTGAAGACGGTTGCCAGGCCGTCCGCGTAGCCCTGAATGGTCTGCGCGTCTGCCCCCGGCACACCGCCCTTGAGTGCCACCGCACCACCGCCGTTGCCGACGATGTGCGTGGATCCCCACCCGATCGCACCGTACTGCGAGCCGGCCAGCGTGTTGAGCGCCGTCTGCACGTCCGTGTCCTGCCACACCGGGCCGGTAGTGTGCAGTGTGTAAGCGTCGCCTACGCCCAGGGTTCCGGCAGCGAAGCTCAGTGTGGTCCCGGTGTTGACCACAACGTACGTCGTTGCCGTACCGAGCTGAATGACCGGGCCGTAGTTGCGGCCCGCGTCCAGGCTGACCTGGATGGCGCATGGGCCGGTTCCGATCGTGCCGGCGAGTACCGGAATGACCTTCACGTTGTAGTCGTCGAACGCGCCGAGCGTGCCGTCAAGTGTGACCGACATGACAGACGTGCCTACTGCGCCAGTCTTGGTCACCGCGGACGCGACACCCTTCGTAGTCAGTGGCACCTTGACAGCCAGGACGATTCCGCCGGCGACGCACGTAAGCGCGGCAGCCTCAGGCAGCGGACCGTATCCCAGCGTATTGGTGAGCGTCGCGGGGTTCCTGGTCGCCACGATTTGGAAGTTCGTTCCGATGCTGGAGCACCCGATCACCGCCTGAACCTTGTTCAACGGTGCAGACGCAACGCCGCCCTGGCCGTCGCTGACTGTGATGTTGACGTCCCCGCTAGCCAATTTCGTGCTCCTTGCTGGCCGCCAGCAGGCGACATTGATTGCTTTCCCACGCCTTGATCTGATTGCAGTTGGCGCACAGCAACTGGTATCTTCCCTGAGTGTCTTTTAGTACCCTTTGCAGGAGAGCCACACGTCCAAGTCTAGATCTACCAGCCTGACCGTTTGCTTTTTCTTTAGCGCCATCATTGTTCACATGGTCGACCTGGAGACACCGAACGTCTGTGCTGCCGCCTGGAGTGCTACAATCTTTTGAGTTGCACCTGTTTCCGTATTTCGAGTAAACCCGCTCTCTTAGGTTTCTGGTGTATTCGACCCGGAAAAGGTTTGACTCGGATCGGTGACCCTGCCGCCACGCTTCGGTTGCTGCGTTTCCGCACTCTTTGCAGTAAGATTGCAGCCCGTTGCTTTTTGCCGGATGCGAGTGAAACTGATCGGCCGACTTCTCTACGCCGCATTTCGAGCAAACCGCCGAGGCTGAGTAGGCTACGGCTAGCATCACGACGCCTGTTCCGGGGCGCTGCCGTCCGCGGGTTGGAAGTAAACTTTCGGCTGGGCGAGCGTACCGACCGGAACGAACGCGACGCCCGTGTCAGGCACCGGCGTGGCGATCTCCAGTTCGAACTCATACATGCGGCCCATCATGTCGAGCTTCGTCGAGTTGGGTAGGGAACTGACCCACGTGCCACGACCTAGAGTGTAGACCCCCGACGCGAGCGCCTGGAGTGACTGTATCAGCACCTGATACGTCATCTCCACGAAGTCCCAGTCGCTGTCCGGGTTGGGGGTCGCCACACCGGAAGTGTACGTGCAACCCCACACGTTGACACGGTACTTCTTCCGCTCGCTCCACAGGGCGCGCGAGGAGATCTCCCTCAGCAGCTCAGGCGTAGGAGCGAGCTTGACGAACGCCGTGGCACCGGCGCCGTCTCCGGCGATCGTGACGGTCGGTGCCGTGACGTACCCGGTACCGGGGTTCACGATGACCACACGCTGTACCAACCCACCGGAAAGCACAACGGTACCGGTTGCGGTGATACCGGACGGAGGAGCGGAGAACGTGGCCGTAGCGGTCGTGTAGCCCAGACCGCGAGTCACGATCGACGTGTAGAGGACACCTACACCCGGTGCGCCTGGGTTAGTCTTCCCGCCTCGCGGTGCGTCCTGGCGCGGTTTGAACTCCGAGCCTGTGGGCACCATGACGATACGTGGCGGGGAGCTATTCTCCCAGGAGTGCTCCGGTCCGAGTAGAATGCCGCCATCGACGAGCGGTGGCAGCCCGGCCGCAGCCAAGCGGGCCACGACGTCAGTACTGATCAGCTGCTGCAACTGTAGCCAACTCACGGCGCCGCCCTCAGGAACGCGTCGTCAACCTCGTCCGCAATGGCGCGTCGCCACGTGTCGGGCAGACCATGCACCGGTAGCACCGGTCGCGCCGGCATGCGCGACGTGCCGACCTGGTGGAACGCGCCGTAGTCTGCGCCCAGTGTGATCGCCAGCCCAGCGCCGGAAGTCGGTTCGACGCTCACGTTGCGAAGGTCGCCAGAGTCGGTAAGCGGCGGAGGGAAGCGCCCAGCGGCGAGGGTAGACGGCGCGAGAGGCTCCCAGTTGCTGCCGTACGGGTCGGCGCCCGAGTCGAACTCCTGTTGGATCAGTTCGCCAATCTTCCCGGCGGCGCCCGCAGCGGCCTGGCTCGGCACGCGCGACAGCGCACGGATCGCCTTGGCGACCGTGTGCAACGCTGCTGCGCCGGCGCGGTTGTCTATCACGTCTGGGTGGCTCCCTTTTGCTTGTACGGTGCCGCCGCAAGGCAAAGGATGCTGGTGGCCGTGGTGCCGGTGCTCCAAACGCGCGTATGCGCAATGGGGATACCTGTCCCGGCCTGGACCGCTACGAAGGTCACGTCCTGACCGTTCAGCGTGTGCACCTTGACGTTTCCGGTGACACCCACGTAGAACGCGGCGAACTCGCCCTTCGGGTCGTCAAGTGAGTCCGACAGGGTTGGCGCAAAAGCGGCTTCATACGTTACCGCAAGAATGTTGCTCATCTAGAAGCCCCCAACGCTGGGAACGCCGCCGAAGTTTCCGCTTGTCCAGCCACGCGGAGGCGAGCTCGCGATCTGCGGGACGTCGTGGACCGGGTCGCCTGGTAGCGCCTGGGCCGGAGTAACGTCCGGGTGAATACTCTGGCGCTGCACTCCGGGGAACCAGCCAGAACCCGGGCGGTCAGGCCATCCAACCGCGGCGTAGTATCGCTCCGTGATCTGACGGTCCGCCCCGCCCTGAGGGGAGAAGCCGCGTCCGGTCATGAGCAGGTAGATCGCAACATGCGCGGTGTAGCGTCGCAAGTCTTGGCCCCACGCGCTCAGCGGGAGACCGTACCGCCCACGTAGGTACGAGTCTGCGGTGGACGAAGCGTCAATGCACGCTTGATCCTGCACTGCGGTGGCGATAGGCGCGAGCGCCGCCGCCGCAATGTAGTTCGGCAAGTCGGCGCGCACACAATACGGTGCGCTCAAGATGCCTCCTTACGGGCCAGACCTTGCAGAAAGGAACGCCGGCGTCCAGGTCGGACAGGCGCGCGCCCAGGTACCCCACGCGAACGTATGGGTATCGAACACGATCGGATCCGACTCGTTGGTGCGGGTCGTCGTCGTCGGTGCGCTGCGGAGCGCCCAACCGAACGGCTTCATGGCGCGCGTGTTGTCGAGAAGGTACCAGATCGACGCGCTCGCGAGGTCCTCGTTCACGATGTAGTCGAGGCTGAAGCGCCGGATCTGATTGTCGGCCGCGCCAACCTGGCTGCCGAACCCCGCGTTACCGAACCCGCCCCACGTCGGGGGGGCCATGAACTGATTCTTCAGGAGGAAGTCAACCTCTGCGCGGAGGTTCTGTGGCACCATGACGTGCGAGGGGCGAACCCCGAGGCGCTCGTTGTTCTGCCCCTTGATCGTGCCCATGTACTCGTACATCGACGTCAGCGAGACCACACCGATCCGCCCACCGACCGTAACGCCTCCGATCGAAACTCCGCCGCCGGTGAAGTCGTTGACGAACGTGCCTTTGCTGGGCGCGTAGACGTCGACGGGGTGCGCGGTGTTCCAGTGGCTGAGACCGTCGAGGCCAGCCTGACGCGACGTGGACGAGTAGAGTCCGGTTGCCTCAAGAAGGTCGCGGGTTTCGAAGTTCTGCCACCGCGCCATTGCCTGGGCGAAGTCGACCAGGAGCGGGTAGTAAATGCCATACTGGTCGTCGTCGAACTTGAAGCGGTCCAGGCCGTACGTGTTCTCGTACGGCAGCGGGGTCACCGTGTACGTTTCGGGGTTCGGGGAGTTGACCACCCGCGGACCAAACCAGCCGCGCATTTTCGGCATGATCCCCATCCAGCCCATGATCAGGACTTCGGATGCGACGGGGAAGTTCGTGGACACCTTCGGTGACCACTGGTCGTGTTGAAAGTTCCGGTACGCCTCGTTGACGAGGGTCGAAGCCGTCGTCAAGAAGACGTTGAAACTGGCGGGGACAGGG